AAATGGAAAGGATGAAGAATGAAAATATATATGCACCCTATTTTATTTAGATCTAAATTACTTATGTACTTATATATTCAGTACATAGTTTTAATTAAAATAAAACTTAAATATTATTTATTTAATAAATAATAAATCAATGGCAAGTTAAACTCTTTGACCCTGCAATTAAAATTGCAGGGTCAATAATTACTGAATGATATTCATACTAGGTACTTACGATTAATTGACAATCTACTATTACTGAAATTTTTACCCCACCCACCTAAATATAAGGAAGGATTCCTTGTATTCTGGTTTCGTGCTATGATTGATATAAACGTAGAATATGGTAAAACATTCAATATGCAATTTAATCCGCAGAAACTGGAGCATTTATCCGATACGGATCTTAAAATTATCCTTAAAAAGCTTGAATTAGAGTATCAACAAAAGACTCAAAACGATTTTTTATTATTTGTAAAATCCGTATGGACGGATTTTATTCAGGGAAAGCACCACGTTAAGTACGCCGAGAAGCTTGAAAAAGTTGCCAATGGTACCTTAAAGCGCCTCATTGTGAATATGCCCCCCAGGCATACCAAGTCAGAGTTCGCGTCCTATCTCTTTCCTGCCTGGTTCATAGGAAAAAATCCTAAAGCCAAGCTGATGCAGACCACGCATAACGCGGAGCTCGCTTTTCGTTTCGGTCGTAAGATGAAAAATTTAATTGATTCCCCTGAATACAGGAAAAATTTTCCTGACGTGAAACTGGCTTTTGATTCAAAGGCCGCGGGCCGTTGGGAGACCAACCGGGGCGGGGAGTATTTCGCGGCCGGCGTGGGGGGAGCCATCACGGGCCGTGGCGCGGACTTATTGATCATTGATGATCCGCACTCCGAGCAGGACGCGCTCTCCGAGTCCGCTTTGGACAACGCGTATGAATGGTACACCTCGGGACCGAGGCAGAGGCTTCAGCCCGGAGGTTCCATCGTCATCGTGATGACCAGGTGGTCGACCAAGGATCTGACGGAGCGCCTGCTCCGCAACCAGTCCGAGCCGAGGGCGGACCAGTGGGATCTCATAGAGTTTCCAGCCATCCTGCCGAGCGGGAAGCCGCTGTGGCCGGGGTACTGGCAGAAACAGGTGCTGATGCAGACCAAGGCGTCATTGTCCGAGGCCAAGTGGCAGTCGCAGTACCAGCAGAATCCGACGTCCGAGGAGGGGGCCCTCATCAAGCGCGAATGGTGGCAGCGATGGGAGAAGGAGGACATTCCCGATCTCATTCACATCATCCAGAGCTATGACACAGCTTACAGCAAGAAGGAGTCCGCGGACTACAGCGCGATAACGACGTGGGGCGTCTTCAAGCCCGTGGAGCACGAACCGCCGGCCATGATTCTCCTGGACGCGCAGAAGGGACGGTGGGATTTTCCCGAATTGAAAAAAGTCGCCTACAAGCAGTACAAGTATTGGGAGCCGGAGACCACGATCATCGAGGCGAAGGCGAGCGGGATGCCCCTCACGCACGAGCTGCGCCAGATCGGCATACCCGTGATTAACTTTACACCGTCAAAAGGAAATGATAAGCATACAAGGGTTAACGCGTGTTCAACATTATTTGAATCAGGAAAAATATGGGCACCGAAGGAGAGATGGGCGGAAGAAGTTATTGAAGAATGCGCAGCTTTCCCTTATGGTGACCACGATGATTACGTGGACACCGTGACACAGGCGCTGATGCGTTTCAGGCAGGGGGGACTGTTGGCGCTGCCCGATGACTACGAGGATGAACCCGTTGATCACGGGAGGAGAGAATATTACTGATGGCAAGAGAATTACCGATTAGACCCGAAGTGGAAGAGGACTTGGTCGTTGAGGAATCAGCGCAAGTTCAGATAAAAGCGCCGGGAGACCTGGTTCAGGAGGACGTGGAAATGATGGAGGATGGCTCAGCCATCGTCAATCCGGATCCTATATCCGCGGCCCAGGGTGACTTCGGCGTCAACCTGGCGGAAATCGTTCCCGAAGGGGAGCTCACGACACTGGCCAATGACTTATCCGGAAACTATGAGGAGGACAAGTCAAGCAGGGGAGATTGGGAAAAGGCCTACGTGGATGGATTGGATCTTCTGGGATTCAAGTACACCGACCGGACACAGCCCTTCACGGGCGCGAGTTCCGTCACCCATCCGCTCTTAGCGGAGACCGTTACCCAATTTCAAGCACAAGCGTATAAGGAATTACTCCCTGCCGACGGGCCGGTGAGAACACAGATTGTTGGCGAGATCACTCCTGAAGTCCAGGATCAGGCCAACAGAGTAAAAGACTTCATGAACTATCAGATCATGGATGTCATGGAAGAGTATGATCCCAATATGGATCAATTGCTCTTCTTCCTCCCGCTCGCTGGCAGTGCGTTCAAGAAGGTCTATTATTCAGATCTCAAACAACGCGCTGTCGCCGAGTTCATACCAGCGGAAGACATTGTTCTTCCCTATTTAACAACCGAGATTCAATCGTGCGAACGCATTTGTCACGTCGTGACGATGATGGATAATGAACTGCGCAAGAAGCAGGCTTCCGGATTCTTCCGTGACGTTGACGTTCAGCCGGCGCTGCCGACTGACAGCGACATTCAAAATAAATATAATGATTTAGAGGGAACGAATGAGGAAACGTTGATGGACACCTACAATCTTCTGGAGTTTCACGTGGACTTGGACCTGGCGGGATTTGAAGATCCAAGCGGCGTCAAGGTTCCCTACATTGTCACCATTGACAAGGACTCGCAAAAGGTGTTGGCCATTTATAGAAACTGGAAACCCGATGACCCCCTTAAAAAGAAAAATCAATATTTTGTCCATTACAAGTTTTTACCTGGCCTTGGCTTTTACGGCTTTGGCCTTATCCACATGCTCGGAGGTCTCTCAAGAACTGCGACAGCAGCCCTTAGACAGCTTATCGATGCAGGTACGCTGTCCAATCTCCCTGCTGGATTTAAGGCTCGGGGACTGCGAATTAGGGACGATGACAATCCACTCCAACCAGGAGAGTTCCGGGATGTAGACGCGCCAAGCGGCAATCTCCGGGAAGGATTAGTTCCTCTGCCCTACAAGGGACCCGATGCGGTCTTGTTCCAGCTTCTAGGATTTGTCGTCCAGGCGGGACAAAAGTTCGCGGCCATCGCTGATCAGAAGATAGGCGAGGGCTCACAGGCCAATCCTGTGGGAACGACGATGGCGCTGATTGAGCGCGGAACGAAAGTGATGAACGCGATTCACAAGCGTTTGCATTATTCACAAAAAATAGAATTCAAATTACTGGCTAAGGTATTTCAATTGTACCTGCCTCCGGAATATCCATTTATGGTCAAGGGGGGAAACAGGCAGATTAAAGTAGCTGATTTCGATGACAGGGTGGACATCATTCCTGTCTCTGATCCGAATATTTTCTCAATGGCGCAGCGTATCACGCTGGCCCAAACCCAGATGCAGATGGCGCAGGCAGCTCCTGAGCTGCATAATATGTATGAAGCCTACAGGCGCATGTATATGGCGCTCGGGGTGAGGGACATTGACATTATTTTACCACAGCCACCGCAACCGGCACCGATTGATCCGGCCAGGGAAAATTCCAATGCAATGCAGGGACAAAAATTAAATGCTTTTCCACGACAAGATCACAAGGCGCACATAGACGCGCACAGGGCCTTTATGAGCTCTTTCCTTGTTCGTCAGAATCCACAAGTGATGGGGGTTCTGCAGTCTCATATTTCCGAGCATATTTCTTTAATGGCTACGGAGGAGATTGAACAATTAATGGCTAAGGAATTACAGGAAGTTCAAGCGATGTTGCAAGAGGCTCAACAAGATCCGCAGCGAATGCAACAGGCCCAAAGGGTCGCGCAGGAAGCTGAAGTAGCTAAAGCGAAGCAGGTGGCCACTCGTATTGCAGAGATTACGGACAAAATGCTCGAAGAAGAGGAAGAAATGCTCGAGCAGCGATCGCAGGATCCTCTGGTTGACTTGAAGCAACAGGAAATTGACCTGAGAGAAAAGGACATCCAGCGCAAAGCGATGGAGGAACAGCAAAAACTAGACTTCCAGGATAAGAAACTGGGACAGAACACGGACATGCAAAAAGAAAAGATACAAAGCCAGGAAGACATTGCGCAATTGAGAGCAAATGTTAATCTGGAGAAGATGGATAAAACCATAAAAGATAAAAAAACGGACTTGAAAGAGACGGAAATTCGTCGAGGGAGACAGTAATGACTAAATTAACCATGCAGCAAATTAAAAACTTACAGAAGATGATAAAGTCACAAAAATTGAAGAAAAGACGCGATGCGGAGCTCATTGATCCATCAGGATTGAACAAGTTGATAATGGGGCGCCTGGCGAAAAGCAAGAAACTGAAACGGCCTAATGTTAACCCTTTGCAAATGGCAGCTAAAGGAGGTAGTATGAGCACGAAAGCTGCTTTTCGTGAAGTTAATCGTAACGAACCGAAGGCTGTGGCGAAAACAAGGAAAAAACATGGCAGAAAAAGAGCCCAAAAACAAAAAATTGCGATCGCTCTTAGTAAAGCGGGAAGGGGCAGACGTCGTGGTTGAGCAGCATCAAAAAGAAATAGATCTTATCTTGCACAAGTGCTATGACCTGGTACATCATTGTCTCAATGAAAAAGTTTCAAAAGATCCAATGATAATCGGTGCAGCATTCATCACCGCAGCTCGGCAAATGTACATGGACACAGTCGGGCCTCAACAAACCAGAGAACTGTTTCAGGTATTCACTGATCAAGTGGAAAATACTGAAAACTATACGGTACATTAAATGAAGAAGATTAAACGACTGACACTGACAATCCCTCCGAAACGAGGTCCGATGCCCCAGGGCGTCAAGATAAACTACGCGAAACAAGGACCAAAGGAGGTTAAAAATGGCTAGTAAAGAAAAACTTACATCTCTTTTTCAGGCTGTGAAAGAAGGTCGAGTAAGCATTAAAAATGCTATTCAACAGGCATTCATGGAAAAAGGAGGCGCGGTAAAAAAGAAAAAAGGCGGCGCGGTAAAAAAATATTCACATGGTGGTGGCGTTTCAAGCGGCCATGATTTAACATACAAACGAAAATAAGGAGGTTACAATGGGCAAGAACAATGTTACAAGTCTGACAGGTGTGAAACCAAGTAACGATTGGAAGCGGGGAAGCGGTAAGGCGGAACCGGGGAAGATCTTGAAAGGAAATTCATACGCCCGAAAAGGAACACTCTCCACCACTAAGGCGGAGAAAATAACTGTTCCTCAGTTTCCCCTAAAAACCAAACTCACTAAAGGACAGATGGGCGCGGCGATTAAGGGCGGCAAGTATGAATGGACATAGGAGGCTAGTATGAAACTTTTAAAAGATATTTGGGCTTGGCTCAAGGAGTGGAATGACTGGGGAATGAAGGACTGGCTGAAAGCTGGAATTTTAGTCGCCGTTGTTCTGTTTATTCTTTGGAAGATGTCAGGCGCATAGATAAATGTTAGGTCTTCTATCAGGATTATTAGGAGGTAAGAACGGCGCGCTGAAACAAATTTCCAGCGTGATCGACGACTTACATACCTCAGAAGAGGAAAAACTTGATAAGAAGATTTTAATGCAACGCATTCAGCAGAAGCTTGCGGAGAAACAGATTGACGTAAACATAAAAGAAGGCGCCCATAAATCGATTTTCGTGGCGGGCTGGCGCCCCATGATCGGCTGGACGGGGGCTTTTGCTCTAATTTTTGAGTTCATCGTCTCCCCAGGAATAGAATGGTACGCAAAGTTTTCAGGGTTGGAATTAACCGCTCCTGAGATTCAAACTGGCCCCTTGCTGGCCATCGTCACCTCAATGCTCGGAGTCGCCGGGCTCAGAAGTTTCGAGAAGAGCAAAGGACTAACCAAATAGGAGGTTATTATGGTTGGAAAAGTAACTACTAGAGGACAAGGCGTTATTATGCCTGGTCGTAAAACCGTTACTACCACTTATGCTAAAGGTGGAAAAGTAGGAAAGAAAAAACAAGGCTACAAAGCTCGAAAAGATGAATCGATTGCTATGCGTGTCAGAAAAAAACGTACTAAAAAACAACTGAAAGCAAGCAGAGACGAGTCTTACGGCAAATGGGGCCGTGGTAAAGGCAAAGGAAAGATTAACAAGTAATGAAAATCGTGGTCAATAATGGCTAGCACAATTTCAAATGTTACCTTAAACGTACAAGTGACGGAAGCGGTGGTACTCAACAATGAGGATCACGGCTCGACAAACTCTGTCGCCATCACGGGCGTTAATGAAGTGTCGAAGCGTATTATGAGTTTAACAGCGAACACTGATATTACGTTGGCCACATTTTCAACTGTTCCTGCCGCAGGGCAATTTGTCAGCGCGAATGTCAAGTATGTCCGCATTACGAATTTAGATGACGCGAACTCCTGTAATATTAATTTGGGAGGCGCGGCCGAGAATGTATGGATATACCTGGACTGGGGAAGATCTTTGATTCTTTCACAGCCGGCAAGCGCGATTGATGCTGTGGCGAGCGGAACCGTGGGGACGGCTTCATTGGCTGACGTGACGACAATTACCGGTAATACCGCAAATGCTTCAAATATAATTGATGTGGAGGTTTTTGTTGCTTCTAGTTAATGGCCTATCCTAAAAAGCACAGGGGACGGCGCAAGATTGGGTCAAAAAAACGCCGAAACAAGAGACGCATTCGCTTAGGAATGCGCATTAGAAAGAGGAAAAAATAAAATGGATGGAATACATCTGGCAGAATTAATTTATAGAGCCATTAGAACTAAAAAAGAACATATCACTGAAATCACGATGCAAGGGGTTGAAGACTTCCCAAAATATAAATATATGATGGGACAACTTCATTCTCTAGAAGGTTTAGAACAAGATTTAAGGGATATTATGAAAAGGGAGGATGCAGATGAGTAAATTAATTGTGCCAGAACACGTTGCTATTGCACGTGAAAAGAAAAAACAGGAAGAGGAGATGGTAAAGGTTCCTAATCCCACAGGTTGGAGAATTGTCATTTTACCTCATAAAGGTGTTGAAAAAACCAAGGGAGGTGTGATACTGTCTGATCAGCTTATTCAAGAACAGCAATGGACCACAAATGTTGGATTAGTTCTAAAGTTAGGTCCACTGGCGTACAGGGATAAGAAAAAATTCCCAACAGGCCCTTGGTGCAAGGAGCAGGATTGGGTGATCTTCGCCAGGTATGCTGGTTCAAGATTAAAAATTGACGGCGGGGAACTTCGGATCCTTAATGATGATGAAATACTCGGCGTTGTGAACAGTCCAGAAGATGTGTTGAACGCGTCTCTGCACTCATAATCATAGAGGAGTATAACTATGCCAGAACCGCAACAAAAACTTGGTAATATTGACAAGCCTATTGTTGACATTGACACATCCGGCCCAGGCGTGGATGTTCAAATAGAGGAAAAAAAGGACGAAACAAACGTGGAAGTTCAAGAAAATACAGCAGAAAAAATTGTTGAAGCTCCACCGAAAAAAGATGAATTAGATGCTGTCAGTGACAGCGTTCAAAAAAGAATTGATCGCCTGACCTGGAAAGTGCGTGAGGCGGAGAGACGCGAAAAAGCGGCTACCGATTACGCTAGATCAGTTCAATTCAAACTTAAAGAGAATGAAACTAAACTTACAAGACTCGATGATGGATATACCAGTGAATTTAAAAATCGTGTTGAATCTCAAATTGCCACGGCCAAAGATAAATTAAAATTGGCCATTAATGCAGGGGACGCCGACAACCAGGCAGAAGCTCAGGCAATTTTAGCAAAACTAGCTGTTGATCAACAACAGTTGGAAAAATTTGAAGCCAGAAAACCCAAAGCTCCTGCAGAAGGAACACCGGTAGCGCAACCTGCCGCAGCTCCGCCTCTAGCACGGGCTCCAGCTCCGCCCGATCCAAAGGCGCAAGCGTGGGCGCAGAACAATGCGTGGTTCGGGAAAGATGATGCTATGACCTATACGGCTTATGCATTACATAAGAAGCTGACAGAGCAAGAAGGATTTGACCCGAGCAGCGATGAGTACTATAGTGAAATTGATAATCGAATAAAAAAAGAGTTTCCCCATAAATTTGGGGATAATACACTCAGCGGCGACAAACCCGTCCAGGCTGTCGCTTCTGCATCCCGAACATCAAGCAAATCTGGACGCAAAACCGTAAAGTTATCACCGAGCCAGGTCGCGATTGCGAAGAAACTCGGAGTGTCTTTACAAGAGTATGCCAAATACGTGAAGGAGTAGGCTATGACAAAAATTAAAAAAAAATCTCCTGCTAAAGCAACTTTAGCAGACATAGAGATCGAAGAAGATATTGTTGTTGACAAGGCTCCCCGCAATGCCAATCTACGTGAAAAGGAAACTAGAACCGTGGACTGGAGACCACCGAATAATTTGGAGGCACCTCCTGCGCCTGACGGATATAAACACCGTTGGTTAAGGGCTAGTGCCAGGGGATATGAAGATAACCAAAATATTATCGGTCGTTTACGACAGGGCTACGTGCTCGTTCGTGCCGACGAATATCCTGACTGGGACCTCCCAACTCAAGAAGATGGGAAACATGCAGGTGTTATTGGAATTGGTGGGTTATTGCTTGCTCGTGTTCCTTTGGAAGTTGTGACAGCGCGTAATAAATATTACACGCGGCAAACAACAGACCAAATGGACGCTGTGGATAGGGATCTATTCAAAGAAGAGCATAAAAGCATGCCGATCCATAAGGAGAGGCAAAGTCGTGTAACTTTTGGGGGAACTAGAGGAAAGAATGAGTCTAGAACCTAGGGAACTCAAAATTGTATAGGAGTAAATTATGGCTAATTTAGATGCCGTATTCGGGCTTCGTCCAGCGAAAACGCTTGGCTCAGCTTACAATACGTCAGGATTTAGCACCTATAAAATGCCGACCGGCGAAGCAAATAACATCTTTACAGGCAGTCTTGTGGTTTTGCAAGCGAACGGAATGATTACAATAGCAACGGATAATACCACTGCTAACATTCTAGGTGTTTGTGGAGGATTTTATTATGACAACGCTCAGGGTGAACCAACTTTTAGTTCATACTGGCCTACCGGTACTGCAACGTACAACTCAACTGATGTGCAAGTGAAAGTCTATGACGATCCTAACACATTGTTTGAAGTACAATCAGTAGCTGGGACAACCGGTCAAGCCGTTATAGGGGCAAACGCCAATACTTCGGGAAATGCAAACGGAAGTACGACTTCAGGACTAAGTTCATGCTATATTGATGCGCCAAACGCTGCAGCAACGGCTGAACAGTTGAGAATTGTGGATGTAACCGCTGATGTCGACAATAATGATTTATCGTCTAACAACGTAAATCTTGTTGTAAGAATCAACGAGCATGCGTACACAACCTTAACAGGAATATAGGAGTATAAGATATGGCTATATCAAGATCGCAGCTCGTCAAAGAGCTGGAGCCAGGTTTGAATGCCCTATTTGGCCTGGAGTACGAACGCTATGACCGTGAGCATGAAGAGATCTACTCAATTGAATCATCTGACCGTGCATTCGAAGAAGAAGTAATGCTCGTTGGCTTTGGTAGTGCTGGTGTGAAACCGGAAGGCAGCTCGATCGCTTATGATCAAGCGCAAGAGGCTTTCACCGCACGCTACGTCAACGAAACTATTGCTTTGGCATTCGCAATCACTGAAGAGGCAATTGAGGACAATTTGTATGATAGGCTTTCAGCCCGTTATACAAGAGCTCTTGCTCGATCAATGGCGAATACAAAACAAGTTAAAGGAGCAGCAACTTTAAACAACGCATTTAGCGGCAGTTATCTTGGTGGTGACGGTTCTATGCTTTGTACTACTAACCATGCGACAACGCAGGGTGGTACATGGGCAAACAGACCAACTACTGATGCTGACTTAAATGAATCATCTTTAGAAACGGGACTCATTGATGTCGCCGGGTTTATTGATGAAAGAGGTTTAAAAGTAGCCGCAAGAGGAAGAAAATTAGTAATTCCTGTCAATACGCAATTCATTGCGGACAGAGTTCTAAATTCCCCTCTGCGTAGCGGTACTGCCGATAACGATATCAATGCTATGAAAAACATGGGCATGATTCCGGAAGGATATGTAGTGAATCACTACCTAACTGACACGGATGCGTGGTATCTGTTAACGGACGTTCCTAATGGGCTTAAAATGTTTAACAGAGCACCTATCGCAACCTCTATGGAAGGAGACTTCGATACAGGAAACGTTAGGTACAAAGCGAGAGAAAGATACAGTTTCGGCTGGTCTGACGCTCGAGGCATTTACGGCACTAATGGTGCTTAAGCTTTCGCTTAATTAACAGCTTAAAGGGCGCTTTACAGAGCGCCCTTTTTGATTTATAAATTTATTAACCTAGTAATTAATTTAGTTGCGCGGACTGGCTAGGCAGACGGTATAGAGACGGCGTAGCGATAATGGTCTATATGACCAAAGGAGAATATTATGGCATCAACAACATTTAATGGGCCAGTACGATCGGGAAAGGGTTTTCAAGTAGCAATTAAAAACACTTCCACTGGAGCATATACAACTCGATATAGTTCAGTTAAACCAGATTTAACTGGCTTATCTTTATCTGATGTAGCAACCGCAACAAGCGTAACGCTCGCTGTCGATACTATTTCATACATGAATTACACAGGATTAGCCGCAGCTACTTGTACACTACCAGCAGCAGCGCAAGGTGCAATTGTAGTTTATGTTCAAGCTAAAGATACAGAAGGTGGAACAGCAAAACTTATCTTTGATTGTGCGGGTTCCGATGTTATCAAAACAGGTTCAATAATTGAAAGCAGAGCTGCTTCGGAAGTTTCTTTTGATAGTTCAGCTGCTAGTGAAACTTCATTAGAATACACACCTGCAGATGTAGCAACAAACCTTTTTACTACTGGAAGTAAAATTTACTTTGTATGTTTTGAAAAGGGAACTTGGACTATCGCTTATGATTTTGCAAGTGACGCGTTAGCAGTAACTGGTGCTTTTGCTTTTGCATCGTAATAATTATAAAGGAAAAACATTATGACAACTTTAGTTCTAGCAAAAAATGCTACTGCTGGAGATAATAACACCGTAATTAGCGCAAAGCGTGGAAGGCTTCGGGGGTATGACGCGGCGGCAGACGCCGCTGAGACAACCATCGCCTTTCACGATTGTGCAACCACTGGCGCTATCGCCAGTGGTAATAAAATTATGGATCTTGTTATTCCTGGTGGTGCTAATGCTAATACCTATATTCCAGCGGATGGAGTATTATTTAAAACGGGACTTACCGTGGATGCTGATGCGGAAACAGCAGGCTGCGTAGTCTTCTACACAGAATAAGGAGGCAATATGCCAGAATATTTTAACTCAACTGCTCAAACAAGAGCTGCGGTTCAGTCTTCAAAAACTACGAAGTCTTACGGCACTCCTGTTGGACCACGAGGCGTGGTACAAGGCAAAGATACTTCTAAACCGCAAGGACACGTTCCGATGCATAAAAGACTTAAAATGGGTCAGCAACCATCTGAAGTTTTTAACGGAGTGAACGGAAAAACCGGTGGCAGATAAGAATTTGCCAAGATGAGAAGAAAACGAGGATGACATGCCGACTTCAGGGACTACAGAATTTAATCTTCAGATTGATGATATAATTGAAGAGGCCTTTGAGCGCTGTGGACTCCAGACGCGAAAGGGATATGACTTAGAAACCGCTCGCCGTTCATTGAACATCATGTTTGCTGAATGGGCTAACCGCGGATTGAACCTCTGGAAAATTACCGAGGGATCTAAAACATTAGTGGCGAGTCAGCCAAGTTACAATTTTTCTTCAAACGAGGAGCAGGGCATCATTGACATTCTCTCAGCAGTTGTCAACAATGGAACGAACGACTATGCGGTTGATCGCATCAGCCGTATGTCTTACCTGGACCTTCCCAAGAAAACAGAAACAGGACAACCATCGGAGTGGTATTTTGAAAGAACATTGGTGCCAACCTTGTATGTCTATACATCTCCCGATGACACGAAAACCTACACATTCAAATATTATGCCTTGCGTCGTATTGAAGACGCGGGAGCCTACAGCAACACTACTGATCTTCCTTTCCGTTTTATTCCAGCGATGGTGTGCGGATTAGCTTACTATATCGCTATGAAAAGAGCGCCTGATCGTATACAATTACTCAAACAAGTGTATGAAGAAGAATTCGCCCGAGCTGCAGCAGAGGATGCAACCAGGGCCAGTATTCATCTTGTTCCTGCACAAGGATATTTGGGAGGATTCTAATGGCATTTGCAAAAGGAAAACACGCACTGCGAATTTCAGACCGAAGTGGAGTAGCATTTCCGTATTTGGAAATGCGCAAGGAATGGAATGGATATATTGTTCATAAATCGGAATACGAACCGAAGCAACCACAGCTCGGTCCTTTTCGCATTGGCAATGATCCCATCGCCCTTCGTGATCCGAGGCCCGCGCGCGTAGCGCCCGCGGTACCCGTGATACTGCCGTTGAACCCTTTTAGAACCACAGCAAGTGATACGACCATTACAGTTTATTCTCCCGATCACGGGAGATCTACAGATGATGTTGTTAGATTCAGGAATTCCTCAACGGTTTTTGGAATTTTGGCATCGGAAATTGATTTAGCTGATGGATATACTATTACAAAGGTAGATGATAATTTTTATACTTTTGTCTCTACAACGGCCCCAAGCATAACAGGTGAAGCTGGTGGAGGATCAATAAGCGCGGGACCAGTAACAATTACGGCGTAACATGGCAACATTAAGCGAAATTCAAACAGACATACGGAATTATACCGAAGTCACCAGCAATGTTCTGACTGATTCTATCATAGGGACGATGATAGATAATACTGAAAAACGTGTTTTTCGGACTATTGACCTGGATGTTTCCCGATCCCATCAAACAGGAAATTTAACAAAGGACAATCCTTTTCTTTCAATGCCAGGAAACATTTCCACTACTTTTATTAGTGTGGATTGGATTCAGGTTTTAGACAGTGCTGCGAATAGAAGCTATTTAATTCAAAAAGATTTGTCTTTTCTTACAGAATATAATAAGAATAGAAATACATCGGGCGTACCTAAGTATTATGGAAACTGGGATAATGATACTATTTACCTCGCTCCCACCCCAAGTTCGGGACTTACAGTAGAACTTGCTTTAAATAAGATGCCGGATAGCCTAAAGGACGCGGGAGCCTCAGGCTCAACTTGGTTGAGCACGAATGGCAATGATGTTCTTCTTTATGGATGCCTGGTGGAAGCTTATAAGTTTTTGAAAGGACCTGCTGAGATGTTGCAGATGTACCAACAATCTTTTCAAGAGGCGATGAAAGTATTTGCCCTTGAGCAACAGGGACGACGAAGACGAAGTGAATATTTTGATGGAGTCTTGAGAATACCTCTTGAGTCTGCACAACCATAACTTTTAAGGAGAAACTATGGCTATTGAACAATGTGTTGTCAAATCGTTTAAGACCGAAATATTAAAGGGCTTACAGGATTTTACCGCATCTACTGGCAATTCTTTCAAATTAGCGCTTTTTGACTCTGAGGTCACGTTGAATAATACAACGACGATTTATGATACCACAGATGAAGTGAGTAATTCTGGAACGTATAGTGCCGGTGGCGGAGATCTCACTGTTGTCGCGACCTTTCCTAAATTGGATAATACAACTGCTATTGTCGATTTTGCGGACGTGTCTTTTACCTCGGCAACGATATCAGCTCAAGCTGCGGTAATTTACAATAACTCAACTGTAACAGGTTTAACGACCAATGCTGCAGTGTGTGTATTAGATTTTGGTGGAGTTAAATCTTCCACTGCTGGAACTTTCACAATTTCATTTCCTGATGCTGAAGACGATAGTGCTATCTTAAGAATAGCCTAGTAAAGGAGGCTTAGATGGCCAGTATTCAAGGCTGGGGACGTGAAACGTGGGGCTCAGGTGCGTGGAGTGAATATGCGCCTATTAATGTCACAGGTCAAAGCGCCACAGCTACTGTAGGTACTGGTTCAAGCGTTTCCACTGATCAATTTATTGTTGTCACCGGACAGTATTCCACTGCCACGGCGGGGGATGCTACGGCAGTTGGTATTGCACTTGTTGTACCTGACGGACAATACGCAACTGCGTCCACAGATGACGCCATCTTATCCACATCTCAAATTATTTCTGTCACGCTAACTGACGAAGAAGAATTAACTGCAAGTTTAGGGGACACAACTGAAACCGGAACCAGGACTACGGGCTGGAACCGTGATACTGATATTAATACCGGCGCGGCTATCGGCTGGGGTGACCAGCAATGGGGCGCTGTTGGAATTACACAAAGCGTTACAGGTCAATCTGCTACAGCAAGCACGGAAGATGTAGCCTCTGTTACAGGAGATGCTAATCAAACTCCAGATTCCCAGGTTGCTACCTGGACTATTGGAACTTATTCAGTTTCAGGCGATAATAATATTACTATTGTTGCTTCTCCTGAGCACGCTCTTACGGCTTCTACTGACGATGTCACTGTAAACATTTTCATTGACGCGGCGACCACTGGCCAAGCCATGACGGCTTCAGTGGGTGACGCTACGGCTCCGGCCCTGGCACAGCCTACAGGGGTGGAGGCAACGGCATCAGCCGGGGATCTCACCCAGGAGACCATTTATACTCTCACGGGCGTGAGCGCCACGGTGAGCCTCGGACAGGAAGGTACCAGTGGGGGAGCCACTGTAAGCGCAACTGGAAATCAGTTGACTTCCTCAGTGGGTAGTTTAAGAATAACCAATTGGTCCATCGTAGACGACAGTCAAACTGCGGATTGGAAAAATGTATCCTTGGCTGCATAAAATGTTTTCATTTATTAATAAAAGGTGTTAAATAACAAACTATGCCCTCAACATACTCGACAGGATTAAGAACAGAATTACAAGTTACAGGAGAAAATTCAGGAACCTGGGGAACCATTACCAACACTAACTTTTCCCAAGTTTTTGAATTCGCCATTGCAGGCGTTTACGCCAAGACATTGACGGATGCGGATACGACTCTTACCAATACCGATGGCCCTCAAACACAGGCTAATAATGAAGCACGGCAGAATACCCTTATTCTTTCCGGGACTCTGACGGCTGCTCGTGTCGTTCAATTCCCTGCGACTCAAAAAACTTACATGATTTATAATAACACTAGCGGTGGTTATAATTTAACTTTACGTTTGGGAGCTGCTGGAAATACGATGACCGTGGTCAACGGAAAAATGCGTATTGTCGCAACGGACGGAACAAACTGGTATGATGTATTCAGTTTAGCTGGATTAGGAGAGTCATGGGTGGCAAAAACAAATTCTGATTCCCCTTATACAGCTTCAGATGGTGATAATATATTTTGTGATTGCTCAACAGGAGCCATTACTATAACTTTACCATCGTCTCCTTCAATTGGAAATCAAGTTAAAATTGTTGACGGAGATGGAAATGCGGCCACTAATAATATTACGGTTGGGCAAGGCGGGGAGCCTATTCAAGGCGCGGCGTCTGATCTTACCATTTCTACTAACAATGCTGGAATTTCTCTGGTATATTATGATGGCACACAAGGGTGGAGGTTGAAATATAACGACTAATGGCTAACTTACAAGATTTAACAAATAGAAGCGAAGTAGGCGCAATCAAGCCTTGGGGCAAATCAACAGCCCCTGCTGGCTATGTACTATGCGACGGGACGGCTATTTCAAGAACCACTTACGCTGATCTCTTTGCTGTAATTGCCTCAACCTATGGAGCTGGAAACGGATCAACGACTTTCAATGTTCCCGATCTTCAAGGCAAGATGCCTCAAGGATATGACGGATCTACTTATAATATGGCTGGAACGGGAGGCGCGAACACCGTGACGGTGGCCGTGACGAACAACCAGGCGGCGTCAAGCACGGACACTCTTGCCGTATCAGTGACGGGATCCATTTCCAATGCCTCACTTTCAACGGCTCAACTTGCAAGCCACTCTCATTCTCAAGGAATGGGACCTTCAATGAGTGGACCTGGTTATCCTACTCAGAGAGCAAATGTTACGGGGTTGGGAAACACAGGAAGTGCGGGATCGGGAACAGGACATACCCATTCTCATACCTTGTCTGGTACATTGACGGGGAATATAACGACTTCCTTGACAGGAGCCGTAACC